GTGATATAGTTCAAATGCGCAGTAGCTCAAAGGAAGAGACACCCACGCTATCTAGTGGGAGGTTCCAGGGTTCGACTCCCAGGCTGCGCTCCACGCCCCTTTAGCTCAGTGGTAGAGCACCTCACTTGTAATGAGGTGGTCCTCGGTTCAATCCCGAGAGGGGGCTCCAATACACGGTCCCATAGCTCATTTGTGCAATGATGTCTTGTCATGAAGGACGTTTTGTTGAAGGCTATTAACCCAAGGGGCTACATCTAACAAGCGCCCCTAATTTCAACCATCCACGTTCCGTAGGTCCGGTCAACCTAAACAGTAAGAGAGAAGAGAGAGACAAAGACCGTGACAACGATAGTGGGAATACAGGGAGACAACTTCGCAATTGTCTGCACCGACTCAAGGATAGCCAGCGACGGGGGAAGCGGAACACTTACCACCCTCGGACAAGGAATGTCCAAAATAACCCAGAACGGACCATACCTACTGGGAGCCGCTGGAGATGTACGAGCAATCAATATCTTGCATCACGTCTTTGCCCCACCTACTCCTCCAGCCAATCTACGCGGAAAGAAACTAGACGCCTTCATCACAGCCAGATTCATACCAGCTCTACGGGAATGCCTAGAGAAGCAAGGATACGGCTACTTCGATAAAGACTCCTATTACACAGCCGGCTTCGACTCAGTCATCATCGCAGTAATTCACTCAACTATTTACATCATTGATGGTGACTACTCATGGGCATCAGACTCAAACGGAATCTACTCAATCGGCTCAGGAGCAGACTACGCAATAGGAGCAATGAACGCACTCCTACCAAAAAGCAAACTCTCCATACACAACGCAAAAAACATCTGCCTAAAAGCACTCGCAACAGCTAGCAAATATGATTCAGGTACAGGAGCCCCATACCACACGTTCATACAAGAAAGCCTGCCACTAAGAAGCAAAACAAACAATACCCCCACAAAAGTAGCAGTAAAGAAAAAGAGATAAAAATGAACGAAAAAGAAGAACAACTACCCCCAACAGAACATGATATACAAACAAAAGGTTGGACAAATTACGCTAAATGCAAAGGCTTGACGCACAAGATGTTTCCCAAAGCCCATAAGGACATCAGCTACATCCCAGAAGCCAGAGCCCTATGCGAACAATGCCCAGTCAAAAAAGAATGCCTCGACTACGCACTCGAATTCCCAGTGGCAGACATGCACGGAATATGGGCCGGCATGACCTCCAGACAACTACAAACAGAACAAAAAAGACGAGGCATACAACCCATCAGACCAACACTTTCACAAATGTGGGGAGACTGAAATGGTTATGCTCGGACAACCCTGCAGATGCCCATTCATCCCGATAACACTCTGCGGAGACAAAGAAGAAGACGACTAAAAAAGCCGTTATTTCCCCCGCACGCCACATTTTGTGCAAAATTTCATATTTTGTAATTGCTCGAATACGGGTTCGCAGTCTGTTTTGCCGCACGGTTGTATTAATGTTTCGCCGCTTATGTACGCTCTGAGTTGTTCGAGGTGTGTTGGCAAAGGTTTCATTGGCGGTGGTGCCGGCGGTAGTCCTTTGTCTTCGCGTAATGCTGTCAACAGATTTGTTGTTGCCCAGTCGTTGATGCTGATTCCTTTTTTCTTGCAGTGTGCGATGATTTCGTTTTTTAGCCAGCCGGGTATTCGTAGGACGATGTTGTAGTTCCCGTCGCGCAGTTTAGCTTTCTGTGGTTTGCGCGGCATCTCTACTCACTAGCGTCAATAGGTATTCTGTGATTGTCATGTCGTAGCCGTCGGCGAGTTCGGCTATCAGGTTTTTTGTGTTGCCGGGTATGCGCATTGTGATGGTGCTGTATTCGCTGTCAACAGTTTTGACTGGTCTCCCCATGCGTTTGCGCATGTGGCGAGTCTAGTCGCTGTCTGGTAGTTCGTAGGCGCGTATTTCCCAGTCGCGTACGATTGGTTCGTAGACGCCGGCGAAGAAGTTTCGGTCACCGTTGGTTGACGCGGAGATTGCTGGTAGTCCTCCGAGTTGGGCGATTGCTTGCCGGATGCAGTCGTGTATTTCTGTCGCGTCTACGGAGCCTGTGTTGACGTCTCCGATGAGTTTTTGGATGATGGCCCAGGCTTGAGCTGTCGTTGGTACGGCTGGGGATTTTCCTGCTAGCGCGAGGGCTTGTTTTCGTATTTGTGCTGGGCGTAGTTTAAAAGTTTCGACGAGGACTAATTGATTGATAGCTTTTTTGATGTCGTTGTATTCGAGGTCTTGTAGGGCGTGCCACCAGGCTAGGTATACCTGTTTTTTGAGTGCTTCTGTCGTGGGCATGCGTTCTCCGTAGTGGGAGTGTACGAGGTCTACTACTTTTACGAGTTCATCTTTGGTCATCGGCCACCGTTGTCCTTTTGGTCTGCAAGCTTACACAGGTTGCGTATCCTTCGCTCGTTGCGTGCCTGGTCTTCTGGTTTTTTGCTTACGCGTAATAGCAGTTCGATGCTTGTGTATTGTTTGCCGGCTGGGTTTCCTCCCATATGCCATTCGCTGTATTGGGACCCGATGATTGTTTTGATGCAGTTTTCTTTTCCGTAGCTAATTATTGCAGCGTTAATAATTTGTAGTCGCTGGAGTGGCAGTGCTCGAATTTTACGATTTGGCCTATGTACCTGGTGCCAGGTCTCCCAGATATCTTGGGCGTCTGCTGCGAAGGGCTCGTTTGACATTGGGTTTACTTTACCGTGCAGATTTTATAAAAGCAATCTTTAGGCACCCTCGCGCAGCAACTCCAGCTTTGCTGGATGCAAGCGACGGAAACTCTAAGTCACTGGTGTTAGAGGTTGTCCTTGGATTTCACCTCTTCGGTAACTCGTTCTCAGTTAATTGCGCGCTTTACTTCTATGCCCCCCCCACGCTTCGTGCTGATGCACCGGTGGCCGTGGCCTTTTTAGCCGACACCGTTGTGTTGCGTTGTAAGTGGTTCTCCCCCTCTGGCTGACAGAACCGTCCGCCCGTGCGAGGGGCATGCTTTCATGCAGAGAAGTGATACCCATTTCTGGTGGCGAATCGCATTAATGCCGTTAAGCACTGTCTAGCGCGTGGGTGCCCCCTTCTCTGGAGGACTTGATGAAGTTGGGAAACAATATACACACATCCGCCACCGTTGTGCAACATCCAAGGATATTTTTTAGCCCCGGAGTTCCGCCATAGGGGATTAGCTATGGGCTACTCTTCTATTAGGCCATGAACGGGTTCCCCCTTCTCCCTGTTCAGGCTGTTATGAGGGTTGAGCCCTTCCGGAAGTTTTGTAGGTGGCTTGCCGGGAGGGCTCCCCTTTTATTTCAGGGGAAGAAGAAACTGGTCCAGCTCCCACATCATTCCAATTGTTGAGTAGCCGGCCAAATCCATCACAGTGTCCTGAATTGATTCGAAGTTAGGGGTCCCACTCGAGGCGAACTTCATCAAGTTCTCGAGACGCGCCACTTTGTCATGCACCCGGATGAGCAGCCCCTGGCGGCCAAAACGCGCAATGTTCTGATGCCCGTAGTCCCGTTGTTTACGGACGAGGGTTTCATGGAGCTCCTCGAGTGATATGAGGTTATGGCCCTGCCGTCCCCAGTTGATGGAAAGCATGCCGAGATGTTTCCAGTCTTGGTGGATTGCGTCCTTGGCGTTTGGTCTCGCTAGCACGGCTATGTCCGAGAACCAGCGGTCAACCATGAGGTCGAAATGATTACGTATATGAGATAAGTAAATATCTTCGTTGTTAAGTGATTTAAAGATAGCTGTTGCCTGAATTAAGGCTGAGTCATCCCATGTTGTTGGTGTTTGTTCTAAAGCAATGTCAAAAATGTGCATGCATCATGTTTAGCACATCTCATCCACCACCGTTGTTCTTTTAGTATGGCTTTAAATGTTTAGCGCGATGCCTTAGCTCTAACCTTCTCGAGCATCTTGGCCGGAGCATGCTTAGCTTTGCTGCCGCTGCAGACCGGATTGTCAGAAAGTTTTACGTGCACTACAACTTCTTGGCCGCAGCTTTCACACTTCCAGGTTGACGTCTTAGAACTCATGGTTTTTCATACTACAACATGCCTATGCCGGCACGGTATTAGATGTCTTCTTCCTCATCGAGGCCGGGGACGATATTGTCGCTAAGTACGCGGCGAACAACTTCTTGAATCTCGAGCTTCTTATCTTCTGATTCGTTTTTATAAATTTCCTGGACGAGCATTCGGAAAACGCGCACACTCATCTCGAGCAAACTAAGCAGTGTTCCGCCTTCTTCGTTTATGAGATTGTTTATCTCATCGGTGTTTGTGCCGGCAATAATAAGTCGCTGCTCATGTGAGAGCTCGGATAAATCAATGCACATGATGTCGTCAGTTAGAGGGAAACCTTTTCCTTCTACGCGGTCCCATATGTAGAGAGACTCTGTTGCTTCTTCGAATTCTTGGGCTCCCATATTGCTTTTATCCTTTTCGCCAGCGTTTGATTTGTTGATTTAAACGGTATTCGTATAGCTCATCCGCCACCGTTGAAGGAATAGCAAGCTTATCACGTTGCTGTTGATGGGCTTTCTCATGTTTGTCAATCAAGATTTGATTCTTTTTTAAATCGCGCAGTTGCTGCTGAATCTCTTCATGCTGCTTTTTAATTATTCCTAAACGTATAATCAGCATGCTCAGCAGAAAGAATGTGACCGGTATAAAGATGACCATCAGAATGGCACGTCCTGCTTGATGTGGTTATCGAGCGCCAGGACCAGGCGTTTCCAGTCTTCGCGCTCAAGCACGCGTCGTGCCAGGCCGGCGTCGAGCTTGCGTAACGTTTCGTGGTCCCATTTAACTTCTTGGATGGGCCCTACTTCGCCGAGTATTGCCCCTGCATCGCGCAGGTTTATTGGCGCGTCATCGATGACATTGACGATTGCCATGTCCGCCTTGCAGTCCATTGTTTTGCGGAGGCACGCGTACGTTGTTTGCGTAATCAGGATGTTGATGTCGGCCGCCGGCATATGCGCGCGTGAGTCGACGAAGATGAAATCACAATCTGGAACTGGTTCGTTCGAGAGGGTTAGCCCATGGTTTATTTTGTATGGGACCTCAAGGTCTCCAAACCCCAGCACTGCGCAATTGGCGTTGGTGTCCTTCGCGACGAGGCCAATGTAGTGATGCTTGCTGTAGTCGAGGGCTAGCAATGAGGCAATTGTTGTGGTGCCCACACCTCCCTTAGGGGAGTAAAAGTTGATTACCATCATGATTGTCTTTCCTTTTCTATTAGGTAATTGATTAAAAAGTACTACGTTTAAACTGCTGCGTCAAGTCTTCCGCCACCGTTGAATATTTAGTATGCATTCGAGACGAAGTACCCACCCTCTTCGTCCCCTACAAAACTCATCAAGGTTTTCGACTCGAAGTAACTGATGACATCTTTCGCGAATAGCGCTTCTTGTGCTCCTTTAACCCAGCGCGACGCGGCCGATGAAAGTAAACGGTCCTGGAGGCGCGCGGAACCGTAGCCAGGTATGAGCGCATTGCGCCAGTTCAGTGGACAGTCAGTGAAGTTGCGCCAGTTCAACTTCTTGCCTAGGCGCGCTTCGAGGCAGCCAATACACAACATGCCATCATGCTTGCCGATTGCTGCACGTGCCCAACAGGCGTCAGTGACCATGTAGTACTCGCCGTTTTCCATACAGTTGACTTTGCAGTCAACACACTGTTCGTCGATGTAACAGGTCATGCTTCGGCGATGTCCTGCATTATCGACAGCCAATTAAAACCCTCATTGAACTGCGCAGTCTCTGAATCAATCGCTGCTTGTTCTGCAGTGTAAGTGCCAGCAACAAGTTCTTCTTCAACTGCTTTAAGCCAGTGAATCTGGTGACGAATTGAGTTGAGAAGTTCTTCTTTCAGTTCTTCAGTCACTTAGGTACCCCCATGTAGTAGTTAATAACTGGTAGTAGGTCTGTTGCTTTGTCCAACACGGATTGTGGAACAAGACCGTCGTTTAAAACCATATCTTCTTCTGGTGTAAGTTCTGTGTCTTGAACGATGCACACTCCGTCATGGGCGACGAAGAACGTGTCGGTACCCGGATGGATTACGTAGAACGCCATTACTCGTCCTCCAATGTGTAGTTGTATTCCGATGCGTTGTGAATGATGTCTTCCCACATTTCGAATGCGGTGTAGAGCGCTTCTTCCGTAGGGAACCACCACTCAATGTTGTTGTTGTCTTCACCGTTATCGAATGTGACGCGCAGTCCCCACGTCAACGGTTCTTCGCCTTGAATCTGTTGCACGCGGCGCGGCGTGCTCATGATAGGTGTTTCCATTAGTACTTACTCCAATCAAATTTTTCGTTGTCGTGAATCACTTGGTCTGAACATTTGCCCACGATTTCAAGCGTGTGCATGTTGATGATGTTGCTGCACAATCCACACACATAATGGATTTCGTCCCAGTCGCCACCAACTAGCCCAACTGTGATGTGGCCATCGCTGTTGCACGAAAAGAAACCATCCGTGTGAGGCTCATTTCCGCACGGGCATATGAACCAATCTTTGTCGCCGCCGACTTTCATACGACTATCGGCGTTTCAATGCCGTCCTCAATGTAGGAAACTCGGATGTCGTCCATATGTGGGCCGAACTCCTCGGTTTCTCGGTTGCTGTAGTAGAAGTCATCGACCATGGATGAAACCATGGACTCAACATCTACCTCATCTGGGCAAGTGATTTGAATGAGAACGCGTCTCATATTTCCCCCTTAGGTATTTAGTTAGTAGGTATGTGTAATGTACACACTGCAGAATCAGTTTGCAACTTTTACTCGATGTTTTTCCACCCATTGTTCTCCTGAGCCGTCAGCGGGTTCGACGAGTACGTCAACGTGGCCGAAGCGGCGGCGGGCGTCTGTGATGCGGACAGCGACCTCTAGGGCCTCAATACGCATATGACCCATCTTTCCCTTAAGGGATGCGATGGCTTGGTCTGTCTGTTCTTCCTTCGTATAGGTTTTCATGTCTTCTCCTTCTGAGGTACAAGGTATACATCTCACTCGAAGAAAACAACCTGTGCTCGAAAGATTTCTAGGCTCTTCCGCCACCGTCGAATAGGTAGTCCTTAGCGGGCCGGCCCAGAAGCCCCGTAGATAACCAGGCGAACCGGATGCTGCGCAGCTCGAGCTGAGACTTCCGCCAGAAAAAGTTTATTTGTATTAGCCTCTTGACTATGAAGACATCAGAAAAATGGGCAAGAAACATAAAGGCATTAGAAATCTACGTAGAAGCAAATGGCCACGCTCGAGTGCCGGCCGCTGCTCGAGTGGACGTTGATGGAGTCCCGGTTTCTTTGGGTTCATGGGTTAGTTACCTTCGAGTGAAACACAAGATGGGGACGCTTACTCAGGACAAGAAGGAAGTGCTGGAAAAGTTCCCTTCATGGTCTTGGGGGCCGTGTAAGCCGGGACCTCTGGGCGACGCACAGAGAGATGAAGCCATGCGACAAGCGCGGGCGACTGGGAGAAGCCTTCAGTCAATAGCAGATGAGTACGGCTTGTCAAGACAGAGAGTTCATCAAATCTTGGAACGCATAAACAAGAAGGAACGACAGGTTGCCTAACTACAAGAACATCAACGACAAGCCCCACAGAAGTCTCTTGTCTATTGTTCTATCAGCGATAGGTGGCTTCATAATCTCAGGCTCTATTTATGGGGCTGGACTATGGGGTGCGCTTTTAGTGCTTCGTGAAGCAGACGCAATAGACAACATTGTTGCGTATCGCTACTGTCTGCTAATCGGTCTTATCTACTTCGCTGTTCGTGGATACGACAAGCAGATGTTCAGTAAGAAGTAATCTCTTACGCCACCGTCGTTCTAATAGTATGCGTCGGAGAGTAACGACACATACTCAGGCTCGTCGTCCATTTTCTTGCGACGGATTTCTGCTCGTATCTTGTCGTGTTCAGAAAGTATGCGCTTCGTGAGTGGCTGTATGCCGAGTACGGCAACTGCCCAAAGAATAAATGCGAAAGTCATTGTGTGAGTATCCAAATGAATAGAACGATAGCCACTACATACATTGTTTTTGCCCCTAGTGCCATGTCACATCTTTCGGTAACTCGGCTGTAATCGCTTCCTAATGAGTGTTTTCGGACTGGTCAGGGAAGGAAGCACCAAACCCCAACCAGTCCGAAACTTTCAGCGTAGGACGAGTTCCTGTCCTGTTTTGTATTTGTAAGCCGTAGCGAGTTGGTCGGGAACAACGCTCGTCACCTTCTCACGGGCTTTCAGTTTTTTCAGTAGTTTGATAGCCGTAGGTGCGTCAGGCACGACATAGACACCGTGTTGCTTACACAACTTGATACAGTCCATAGCCAAGTCATCATCAAATGCGTCACGCTTGCCAGTCACACCCCCGTCCGATACCCAAATGACGGGCGAGTTCGGGCGTTGGCGTTGCTTGATAGCCCAACGGAGTGCTTCGCCGTCCACCTCGTTGCTTCCGTGTGGGCGTGGCAACTTGGAACACATACGACCCTTGTTGGCGATTACCCACAAGTTCGGCTTTGGCTTGTACGCACCACCCGAATACATGGCTACGAGTGCGCTCGGTGCGTTCAGCACCATTTCGCTCACCTCTTGCTCGGAGAGAGACATAGAGCCACTCGTGTCAATGAGTACGACACCACCAGCACCTTTCACCGAACGGTCAAAGATACGGCGTTCAGGGTCGGAGAGCAAGCGAGAGATACGGCGTGGATTTTTGCCTGTCTGACTTGCTACCTTTTTGCGTCCGATAGCACCCATTACAGACTTGTCCAACATTGGCTTGGCAACACGGAGTTCGCCCCACAAGTCGCCAACGCCTTTCTTGGGTATGTTTCCACGACCCCACTCACTTTGTTCACGCTCGTTCTTGCCTGTCTCCTCAATGCTTTCCATGAGTTTTTTCAGGCGTTCTGCGTCACTCTTTGACTTGCCTTCGCCCTCAACGCCTTCACCGTTATCGCCTTCGGGCTTGCTCTCTTGGTGAGCGTCCACGAGTGTCTCCACCCACTTCGCAAGTTTTTCGGTGTACCCGAAACCATTTTGCTGTGCCTTCGCACCTGTGGCGTGAAGTGGTGTCGGCTTGCGCCAACGATTTTCCTCGTTCTTGCCCTGAGCAATAATGTTGTCCAAGAACGCACACGCTTCATCTGTGAACTTTGTGAGTGCTTGCGTCCATTGTGGGGCGAGTTCTGTAATGCCGTCAATGAAGTCAGACCAGTCACCTGTACGGCGATAAGCCATAGCCGTCATTACGGCGTTCGGGAAGTCATTGTGTTTGGCGAGTGTCTCACCAACGAAACGACCTTGACCTGATTTCAGGTGTGTCTCAGGGTCAAACCCTGCCTCTTTCATCAGAGTATTCACACGGAGTTCCTCACACACGACAAGAGTACGGTCTTTTGCGAAACCACGCTTGCGCCATGTCTTTTCCATTTGCGTTCCTGTTGGCGAGATTTTCGCATGGAACATCTCGTGCGCTCGTATGTGACGAGAAAGTTCATCATCATAGAGTGGTGCGAGCATGGCACGACTGCCGACATTGGTGGCAGGGATACCTGCGACTGCCTCGCACCCACGCACTTCCCAACGCCCGTAGTCAATGTCGTCACGGGTGAGAAACTCAGGTTCGGGAACGACAAGAGTGGGGGTCGTAACCCCCACTAACTCGCCGTCAGTAGTTTCTACTGAGCGTGACATCAGGCTTCCTGTTCTGCGAGAGCCTGTGCGATTTCTGCCAACTTGCCGTCCGTGTCGCTGACTGGCTTCACCTTGTCAATGGCAATAGCGTCCAAGATAGACTTGGCTCGCTTGCCAAAGACCATTTCGGCAGAACGCTTCGCACCAACAGACGAGCGCAACTTGTCAAATGCCATGAACGAGCGCAACGAGATACGGCGTTCACCTGCGTCACACATCTGACGGGCGTAGTCACGCAAGTCAGGCGACAAACGCAAGAGAGCGTTCGGGTGTGGCTCGTTGATACGGATACAGACGGGGAAACGGTCTTTGAGAGCCATTGGGAGTTCGTTCATGTCCTCAATGTTCGTGGTCATTACAACCGTGAAGCCGTCCAAAGGCTTGACGATTTCTTTCGTGGCAGGGTGTTCCCATTGTGCGCTGTCAGGGGTGTCTGTGATAGCGAGAAGCGTGGCGAACACATCTCCACCAGCCTTGTCTATCTCGTCAATGACAAGACGACCACCAGTTGAGCCGTTGCCTTTCCATGCTCGGATACCTGCGCCTTCCAACCATGACCACGAGCCGTTCGCTGACGGTTGCCAGCAACCAGTCACATCTGCGTTTGTCATGTCGTCCGTACAAATGAGACGGTACGCACCACCTTCGGTATTTCCGTAGTTCAGACCTGCGTAGGTCTTGCCGATACCTGCCGTACCGAATAGAACGATACGGTCAATGCCAGCGTCCAATGCGTCTTTCACATCTTGCCAGCACTTCGGGAGTTCCCCTTGTGTTTTCTTTTTCGTGGCTGTTGCCATGAGTGCTTCCTTCTTTCTTTAGTAGGTACTTTGATAATAGCGACTGTCATTGACAGACGCAAGTGGGGTGAAGGCTCTCAGGAAGCCCCCACCCCACAACTGTTGCTATGACGCTTTAGTAGCGAGCGTCTGCGACTTTGCTTTTGCCTCAACCGAGACTGGATAAACACGCACCTGCGAATAGGGCGTGACGGTGGTGACGGTATCTGCCGTCATTTGGTCAATGACACCGACTGCGAGAGCCGACTTCATCAGGTCGTTGTCCACGACAAGTTTCGTGACCTTTTTCAGAACTTTTGGCGAAACTACCTGCGCCAACTTTTCTGCGTCATAGGCAACTCGCTGTGCCTCAACAATGGTGACGGAAACGCCGTCCACCGTCATTTCGTCCACGCCGAGTTTTGCGAACGCCTTACGGAGTTCTGCTTCTGCTTGCTTCTTTGCTTTGGTGGCTTCTGCTTCTGCTTGTTTCAGAGCGAGAAACTCACGGATAATGCTTTCTGTCGTCATGTTTCCTTCTTTCGTTAGTGGGTGTGACTGACACCTACAAGGTACACACCCCACACAAAGAAAGCAACTATTTCTGAGTGACTTTTTTCACTCGTCCGACTGGCGATACAGCCGTTCCGACTGCCTACGGCAGAAGTATTTGGCATTTTGCTTCTGACGGTCAATGAAGCGCACCGAGCGTAGGCGAAAGCCGTCAGCGAACGCTTGCCTGTCTGCGTCTGACCATGTTGCTCGGATTTTGCGCTTGCTCATGCCACCCAGTATGCCACCCCGAAAGCCGAGAAACTCATACGCCACCGTCACGAAAGTAGTGCCAGTCCCGTTCGGCGAAGACACGCGGCGGGGCTTCTGGGCAGTTCTTCTGGTTTGCCGTCGTCGCCTGAGTTGCCACCACCCCTGAGTTGGAGTTGTCCCCACCACCCGACCTTGTGACGGACTTCATAGTGACGGATTTCATAGAAACTTTGGTTTGATAGCACGACCTTTGGTTTGCTATCACGCCTTGTACCGTGTACCCTACAAGTACCTACTAGACCCGAAGGGGGTACTAATGAGTAAGACAATGGTGGAAATGGCAGAAGCCGTATTCCGCAAACTAGGGGCACAAGCAGAAAACCCATACAACCTGCCAAATGCCCACATCTTTGCGGTACAAGGGAACGGAGAAATCCGAACCATTATTACCGCAGGAGACATTTACGAAGCACTAGACGAAGTCGCAAGCAAGCCGTTGGCAAGTGGAGACTTGGTGCTTGGTTGTGAAACGACTGGTTGGGCTTCACCTATCACAGACGACGACGACGGCGAAGAAATCGCACCGTCACAGCACCCACAGCGTCGCCGTGTTCGCCTCGTCGCACTTGTTTCACGCAAGTACGAAATGGCAAGCGCACTCGGTTTCGCTGACGACGACGAAGTAATCACCGACGACGGTCAGGCTCGTGGAACGCTTGCTGACGCACTCGCTGACGCTATGCGCTCAATGGTTGCTCGTAACAACTAGCCACAACTACAAGCAAGTCGGTCAAGACCCCTCTGCGGAAACGCAGGGGGGTCTTTGCTTTGCCCGTGAACTTGTCTTACGCCACCGTCATACAAATAGTGCTTCCCCCCGACCCCAGCAGCCCCGGGATGTCCGAGATGTCCCAGTCTGAGGTGTCTGTGGTGTTTGACTTTGCCACACCCTCGCCGTACAATACTTGGAATGAGCGACAACTGGGTTGAGAATGAATGGTCAGCGAGCGACCACCGCCTGTACGCAGAGTGGATGGAATACAGCAAGCGAAATGACGACAGTTGGTATTGTCGTATGGCTGAACACCACATTGACATTGTGTGGGATTTGCGTATCCTGCCAACGAATGTGGATGAGTGGGCGCACGAGCGAAGCCTCTCCAACCAATAAGAAAAGCCCCCACCCGAATAAACGGATGGGGGCTTTCTAGCGGTTAGAAAGGGGTAAGACCGCTAGACCTTTACGGGTAGGTATGGCTCAACAGAAAGAACCTTCCAGCACTTTGTGTCCCATTCACAGACGATTACAGCCTCGTCATCAAGAATGTAGAGATACTCAGACCACGCAAACTCTTTGTCGTTATGGTGGAACATCCAGTTCCCGAACTCTTTGGGCAGAATGTCGGTGTGGACTATCCCGTAGCCCTCAACTGGGGACACACGCGAAGGGTCGTCATACTCGCCCAGCCCTTTCTGTGTGTCGCAGAGAGATGACCACGAAATGCGGTTATGGATGAGTGTCTTACGAGCCTTTTCCACACCATCACGGATGACAATGCGCTGAAGTATCGGCAGACGGGTTTGGGGTGAACCGTCCCAATGGACATAGCGACCACGCCAGCCATCTTTCCACGGTTCGGCAACGATAGAACGAGTTGCCATTAGTTTCCTTCCTCTTGGATGATTTCGTATTGGTCTATTCCCTCAATGAGAGAAAGGGTAGAACCGTCATCCCATTTGACTGAGATGACGGTATCTCCCCACGGGTCTTTTCGCTGTCCTGTCACAGTTCCGAGCGCACCATCCTCTAGGTCGGTGTATTCGTCGGGTGTGTGGATGAGGCGAACTCGCATTACAGACCTTGGAATAGGTCTGACGGTGTGAAGCCCATTGCTTTTGACAGACGCAGAAGCGTGTCAATGTTTGGTGAGAAGTGGAAGTTCTCAATACGGTTCACCGTCTTGCGGTCAATACCCGCAAATGTGGCAACCTCTTGCTGTGTCATACCAGCGTCAATGCGGTATTGCTTTAGACGCTTGGCAACTTTCTTTGTTTGTGTCTCCATTGGTTTCCTTTCGTTTGGAGTGACTAGAGAGTACCTCTTGTGGAATAGAAACGCAACTCAGTAGATGTGAAACCCGCCACAGTAGCGAAGGAAGGTTGCGAACTCTTTGACGAACTCTGCCTCAAAGTAGTATTCGGCTATCCAAGGCTTGCGCTCGCCCTTGCCACCGCACCCATTACATTCACGGGTCGTGACATTGACATAGATTTCCATTTGCTCAGGGGTCAGCAACTCACCTGCGAAGTCCTGTTCCTTCTTACCTGTCTTGTCGGAGTGCCATACACGGTGTCCTGTTCCCTTACACCATTCACAGGTTTCCATAGGGATTTCGTCTAACTCGGCTTGACGGGCTTCCTCGTATTGCTTGGTGCGACCTGACTTGTATTCATCCAAGAGAATGGTGGCAAGAGCCTTGCTGTTTTCGTCATCCAGCCCGTCTCCGTCATTGGAGTAGGCGAACTCCACCTCATCACAAATGTCCTCGGCAACTGAACGGCAGTAATCCCATAGTGGCGACCACCACCACACATTTGCTCGGAAATACTCGCCACACTTTTTGCTTGGCGAAGCCCCCATTACATCCATACCCATAGTAGGTAGTCCTTTCATTAGTAGGTGTGAGCAGAGTACCAGCATACGGACAGGAAAGCAACTCTCCTCGGAACTTCCCTCGTTTTCGGACTGACAGTCAGAAACTCTCATCCGCCACCGTCAAAGCAATAGTGCCATCAGCCCCGTCTCGCTCGAATGGGTCGCGGGACTGATGGCTCAGTTGCCATCGGTTTCCCGTTCCACCCCCCCTGAGCCTCTCGTGTCACCCCTTCTCTCGTGTTGCCCTCTCGTGGACGGTGTGTGACGAAAAATACACTTGACACAAGTGGTATCACCCCCTATGATGTGTACCACCTACTAACGAAAGGGAAGAAATGGCAATAACCGAAGAAGTGGCTCACGAAGTCATTACGAACGCTCTTGCGCTCGCCCGTGACCTGAAAGCCGACTTGGTGAAGGAAGCAGAGAACCCAATAATCGGTATCAACCCGATACTGATTATCGGCAACGGAGACAGCGTGAAAGACGGTGGTGGTATCGCACAAATGGTTTGTGAGGACTTACACCCAACTGACGCACTTCCAATAATGTTGAGTGACCTTCACAAAGAAGGACACCTCAATAACTGGTCGTGGATTTGTATGGTCACGGAAGCGTTTATCAACCCCTCGCAGGGCGAAGATTTGGACGGCTATGAGCGTGGCTCGGCGCAGAAGGACTACGAAGAAAACCCGTTCACAAAAGTCCGTGAGGCTATGTGTGCCTCGCTCTTTACCTTTGACAAAGATGTGTGGGGTGGCTATCAGACTTTCGCACTCGGAGACAACGGCGAACCGAAGTTTGACGAAGTGGAACTACAAGAGAAGAACGCTCTCGCAGAAGGAAACATACCGTTTATCTTCTTCTCGTTCGCAGACTTCTGCCGTATGAAGAAGGCTGAAAACAACTGATGAGCCTTGCGCTCACCCTCGCTACGGCGAAAGCGACTGAACAGAAACCTGTCAGTCGCTTTCGCTTTGGCTCGCCCTGTCGCTTTGTGCGCTCGCTTGACCTTCTCGTTCACATACTTATTCCTCACGCTCTTGGCACTCGCTTGCCACGCTTGACTACTTACTTGCGAAGCACCTCGCCTCGCTGGGGGCGCACTTGGCGTAACTGGTAAGTCCAACGCACTTCCGTTTAGGGCGCACTTGCTTTCGGGCAGGTGCGCTCTTTCGTTATCCCCCTTCTTCCACCACCGTCAAACAAATAGTCCATTACGACGACCCCAACAGCCCCGCGCCGTCGGCGTGAAGGGCGCATCCGGTTTGCCGGCAGTTAGAACTTTTCCGGCTGTGAATGTCTTGCCGGCTGTGACGAACGACCTATCAGATAACTTGACTTCGTACCTGAACTGCCCTATCATTACCTCACCTACAAGAAAGGAATGACCATGACCGAATGGTACGACCGAGCAGAATGGAAGGGTTGGACTGAAATCTCCAACTCTTGCACCTGCACCACACTCAACGAGAAAGACGAGGAAGTCCCATTGGACTACTGCGACGGCTCATGCTGGGAATCCAACATGGACTACTTCGCTGAAGTCACACAAGGCTTGTTCGCCAAGAATGACCACAACCTATGGCAAGTGAATGGACTGCCATTGTGGAATCGTGCCATTGACGGCGTGTTTGAGGCTGAAACGCCCGACAACTTGTTGCGTGGAATCACTGTGAACGGCGAATGGAAGTTGCGATTCAAGATTATTGCTACGACCATGCGTTGCTGGCTGGCACACCATGATGTCCCTATGGGGGCTCATTACTCCGTCACTATCGGTAACCACGAGTGATAGTCGCTGTCGTCGTTATCGTTGCGCTTATCTTGCTAGTGGGCTCAAACTAACAACAGACAACAACCGAGCGCCATGTCTCCGAGTGTGGGGGCATGGCGCTTTTGTCGTTCATGGGCTCATCCACCACCGTCAAAGAGTTAGTCCCTTACCTGAGCCCCAGCAGCCCCGCCGCTGGGGTGTCCCTGAGCGTCGCGGCCAAGCCCCAGTCATCGGCCAGTCGCGCGTGGGTGGGTGGCCAACGGGTGCGCCCCCGTGTGACGCATGACCAGTTGAAATACTTGACGGCCTGATACCTAAGCAGGTACACTGAACGCACCTACTAGCAAAGGAGAGCAAGTGATAGCAGTAATCCCACTCGCTAAGCGCCGTGAGCGTGACCGCGAAGTTACCTACATCTGGCAGTCGTCAGACCTAAACATACAGCGCATGGGTGAGACAGACCTATGGGGCGAGCAGGTGGAACTGGAGTTCAGCCACAACGCCAAGCGCAAGAAATACGAAGCGACCATACGCCGTGTCGTGTGGCAACCGAGCGCAGGGTTCACCGTCACATCGTTTGAAGTATTCAGCCCTGACTACCCATCAGCCGTAATCTATGACCGACAGGTAGGGCGCTACTCGGACAAGTCGTTCACCGAGTTTGAACGTCACGTCATTGACAACATCGGCTCATGGATTGAAAGCCACGCGCTAGTGCGTGACCTTCTCACTCGCACGCTGTCGTACTGACAGACCCGACCCGACCCCAAAGGGGCGCACTCGCCGTCATGGTGGGTGCGCCCCTTATTTGCGTACCCGCTCATACGCCACCGTCAAAGAGTTAGTGCCTATTGCCTCAGCCCGACAGCCCCGCTATTATGAAGTCATGTCCGATTACGCAATGTTCAGGTGTCAGTTCTGTCAAAATCCAGTAGACCCAACAGCAGGTGGAACAATGCACCTCATCACAGGGTGGGTGAATGTCGGAACAAACAACAACCTAAAGGTCGTAGAAAAGAACTGGAAGTACGCCCACAAGGTATGCGTGGAGACAAAACCAGTCAAAGAGCAGGTAGAGACTTTGTTCTAGGAAGCGAAACAGAACAAAGCGATAGCGCAAATCAAAGCCACGACAATCATTCAGTGACCTTGCATGGGTTTTGGACATGGAAAGTGCCTTTACCCCGTATCCACACCAAAGGCGTGTTGGAAGGAATAATCTCTCCACAACGACGGCACTCGCAATCGTTTGGGAAACTCCGTAACCCAGCCTGAGTGCTATGCGCACGACGAATGTTTTCTATCTTTTTAGTCTCAGAATAGAAACTCACAGCACTCCGTCTTGTTGTGTAAGGCGTTCGCCGACAACCCAGTTGCCGTTTTCGTCAGAGAAGTAAATGTCGTTCTCACCAACCCATTTGTAACACCACTTACAACAAGGTTTTTCAGGAGTTGGGCTTGGGTGCGCCCCTTGACCAACACGCTTACCGAGTTCAGGTAGCGCAGTCAGCACCTTCGCAACGCAATCGTGACAGACGAACACCGAAAGTGGTTCATCACTACCGAGATAGTCCGTGAAGCCAGCGTAGTAACCTAACCACTCCAGCGAGAATGACCAGCCATTATCGGGAAGCCCGTTTGGGTCGTTCGCAAACTTGCCTTGTACGCCAGCAGGGAAATCCTCACCGCAACCGTTGCAAATCATTGAGACATCACATTCCACTTGCCCGTCACAAATAGTGTGTGAGCAAGACGGTTGATGATGTCAAATAGTTTTGGGAACTCAATACCCCACTCAACAAGTTGGTCGTCAAAGTACCCAGCAGAAATCTCAAACCAAATGGAAGCGATTGCTTGCTTACCCGTAGTTCCGATTGAGTAATAGTTTTCCTCAAGTATTTCGTAAATGTCGTCGTCCGAATACATCAGCAGTCCTCAATAACTTGTCCACCGTCCGTGAAACGCAACTTGCACGGAAAGTGTGTAGGTAGATAAATAGTGTTGCCCACCTGAAGTGTAGTGCCGTAGAACGAAACTACCTCATCAAGAGCATTGACAAAGTTGCCGTCGCAATTATTGCGAACAATCCAGTACAAAGTGTCGCCCTCTTTGATGTTGATTGGTGCGCCGTTGCAGAAGTATTGGTTGTCGCTCAGGCGTTGTGCGCTCAAATGGCTAGCGACAGTCACGAATAGAAAGAGAGCAACAATGGCGAGAGCGATAGACGCAAGCAGAGACTTGATGGTGCGGTAGGAGTTTTCGTTCATGACATGAGTGTATCTAGGTACATCAGGAAATGCAACTCACCTCACGAGAAACCTTCATACGCCACCGTCAAAGAAATAGTGCCAACGAAACCCCTCGGCAGCCCCGTCACCGAGGGGTTGAAGAACTCAGGAAGTCCACGTGGAGTGTGTAAATGATGTCGCCGTCGGCAAATAAAGTAATTTGCGGTCGCAAGGGTCATGAAGTTTGATTGTCTTGATGGCCACGAATGAGTTTCATCCCGCCGCAGCGGCCGGCCGGCCCGCCTTCTGGTTGCGCGGTTAGCAAATACGCGGAAGTCCCGTAAGCTGACCTCTGCTCCTCGAGGAAGCTGTCGAACAAAACGCCTGGTCGAGGAGAATTTTCGAAATCCTTGACATCTTGTCTTAGTTTACATACTCTTACTTACATGAAAATAATTACAAACAAGTTTGAACGAACATGTGTTCGCTGTAAGATGAACACAGAAGTCGGTGAGAAGGTCGCTATAGAAGGTTTCGGAGTAGCGCATCTTGACAGTGACTGTACTTATAAATTAAAAATATCTAAACAGGCACACCCTGCCTACAAAGGTTGAGCACATGGTCTATCTAGGAGTTCTAGTTGTAATTTTTTTAATTCTTGGAAGTTGCTGAATTCCTATTTAGCCGATAACTTTCATTTCGTAGGTCATTAACACGAACACCCCATGTCGTGTTGATGAAGAAGCCCACCTGACAAGTATCAGGTGGGCTTCTTGCTTTTTCGGTCTTCGTCATCCGCCACCGTCAAACAAATAGTTGTTGAGTGGTCTCTCGCAGACATCGGGACTGCTGGGTTGGGACGGCTCAGAAGGGGGCGGAGTTCTTCCGCAAACGCGTTCCGTGTCTGCAACCAACTGCACTCGTACGGTGGGGCGACCAAGTTTATTGGTTTAGTTTTCGTGACTCTGAGTCATCAAACCCGTCGCAACCTGTTTCTTGATGGGAACCAGAAGCCCCGTTGTTCGGCGACGCTTCGTCCCAACGCCCGCTGCGGGGTGTGGAACTGACGGCAAGTAAAAATCATTGGCTCGCCCACGTGTGCCAAAGTTCACTTCGTAATAACTTGACATACCATTTGCGTCTCTCTATACTTATTGGCAAGGAGGTAACCTATGAGTCACAATGATTCAGTGGTCACACTCAAAGAGGTGGCACTCTTAGCACATAAGTTCGCCAACCTTCTTGAGGACATCGGGCATCAAAACCCCGATGTTGTGACCGAGGAACTCCGTGAGTTGCACGCCAAAGCGTTCAAGTTTTGGTGGACAACTCTCGGAATCCAAACACAGCCTGAGTAGCCACCTCAGAAAGAAAGCCCCACTAGCGCCCTCCGCTGGTGGGGCTTTTTGCGTTACGGGCTCGGTTCGCCTCAGGTCAGCCTCGTCACGGCTCGTCTTCCGCCACCGTCAAATAAATAGTGCCAAACCCCAGCATCGCCAGTCCCGCAAAATCGGGTTGGTGGTGACATCACCCAGTCCTGTCGTTCGTCAAGAATTGCGCCTCGTGTTACTCGCACAAATCTTGCCTCAGTCCAAAGTTGTACTCAGTCCAGAACTCCACTCATCAAAACTCTGTTACACCCCTGCGTCATACTTCTACCCATGCGAGCGACAATGCTTGACATACTGTTAGTGGGTCATGTAAGGTAGTGCCATGTCAAACCTACTCATTTACGCAACAGCAATAATGTTCGGGATAGTGGCAACACCACACGCCGAGCGTCTCATCAAAAAATACAAAGACACAAAAGACGAATACAAGAAAATGTGGTCGGAATGACGACCGTAAGCGTGATAGTGATACTGCTTATCATTATCGGCGCACTCTAAGACCCCCTGAGAGAGCCCCTGCCTAACGGTGGGGGCTCTTTTTTATGCCCGTGTGACGACTTTCACGCCAAAATGTCTGACCAAGCGCACTCTAGGTGTGTCTACCTATGTATGAAACAACACACCAAGACACTCATCAACGGGATAGAAACATCTCGCAAGGTTGGTTGGGCAAAGTACTACGCCCTTCGCACAGAGAACGACCACCTCAAATGGTTGATACGGTTACTCGTTAGCCGAATACTCCACTCCACCCGTCTGCCCGTAGATGACGAACTTGTGGTGCTAGCCAAAGAACTTGCGAAAGCCATCTGAGAAGACCCGTTGCTCAACGCCACAGCCCCGCTGTAGCATTGAGGTGTGCTACAAGACCGGATGTACCTGCCGTCGGCAGCAAAGCGAATGGAACTCGCTGATGACCATTTAGTGCTAAGTTTCCCGTACGACCCGCAAGAAGTAGACAACGTGAAACTCATCCCGGGGGCGAAGTGGGACAAAGTTGCTCGTGTCTGGCGCGTTCCGATGTCCAGCATCGGGTTTGCACGGGACTTCGGTTATAAGCACGACTTCACCATTGACCCTGAAGTACTAAAGTTTGACCTCCCAGCCCCAGTCACGAAGAACTCAGGTGTCTACCGAGAAGGTGAATGGATTTTTCTTGGCTTTCAGTACGACCCTGTAAAAGTCCGTGCCGTCAAGTTGCTTCCAGGCGTCACGTGGCATCCCGATTCCAAAGCCTGGAAAGTCCCGGCTACAGCAATCCGTGAAGCTATCAGGTGGGGCGAGACGTTCGGCGAAAAGATACAAGAAGGACTTATGGAGGAAGCCGATGAACTAGATGCCGCACGCAGCGCAGCAATCGCATCATCAAAAGCACAGGATGCCGAACTTGAAATCCCTACACTTAAAGGAAGTTTGTTGTCGTACCAGAAAGCGGGTATCGTTTACGCCTCAAAGGCAAAGCGGTGTTTTATCGCAGACGACATGGGTCTTGGAAAGACCATGCAAGCAATCGGAACACTGGAACACACTGAGAGTTTCCCAGCAGTTGTTGTCTGCCCACCGAGTTTGGTGCTGAACTGGCGAGACGAAATCAATAAATGGCTCCCGCACCGCAAAGTTGCGTATGTGACCAACCGTTCAGAGTTTCCTGAACCACTTTCTTACGATGTCCTTATCATCGGGTACAGCAACATTGACCATTGGGGAAAACTCCTAACTGGTCATACTGGCTACGTCTTTGACGAGTCGCACTATGCAAAGACACCGACGGCGAAGCGAACAAAATCTGCCATCAAGATGGCAAGGTCAGCCCCGGATGATGGACTTGTTTTGTGTCTTACGGGGACACCAATTACGAACCGTCCTGCTGAATATGCCGCACAGCTCGATATTCTCGGCGTACTCAATAAGTTCGGCGGTCTATGGGGTTTCTACCGGCGCTATTGCGGTGCGTTTCGTGACCGATTCGGACAATGGCATGTTGATGGCGCGACAAACCTGGAAGAACTCAACGACACCCTTCGCTCTCTCTGTTATATCCGCCGCACCAAGGAACAGGTGTTATCGGAACTTCCACCCGTACGACATTCGCGCATGATTGTTGCCGGCTCTTCTGCTGCAATGAAAGAGTATGCGGAAGCCCGTGCCGACATCGTGCAGTACCTTGTTGACCGTGCGCGAGAAATTGCTTTAGAAATAGGTGCATCTCCATACTCGGCAGCAGTTCGTACGCGTATCCGTGCTGAATCCCATGAGCACCTTATGCGCATGTCTATTCTCCGTCGTCTCGCTGCTACAGCGAAACTGGAGGCAGCCTTCGAATGGGTTGATGAAAAGATTGGTGCCGGAGAAAAAGTTGTAGTTGCCGCACACCACCGAGACATCGTCGACACAATCGCTAATCATTATTGCGGGCTGAAGATTCAGGGCGGAATGAGCGTGGAGGATGTACAGGCGGCTAAAGCTGCGTTTCAGAACGGCAATATCGATGAAGCCCCAGTGATTGTGTTGTCAATCCAAGCCGCAAAGACAGGACACACGCTTACTGCTGCACAAGAGGTGCTCTTCGTTGAGCTTCCGTGGACCCCGGCAGACGTTGACCAAACATATAGCCGCTGTCATCGAATTGGGCAAAAGGGCTCAGTTATGGCGACGTACCTATTGGCTGCTGGAACCATCGACGAAGAGATGTACGCACTCATCGAGTCCAAGCGTGGAGTTGTAAATGCCGCAACTGATGGCTCTGACATGGTGGAGCGCGCCGTAGCTGAAGATATCGTGATGGACCTATTGCAATTGGGTCTTGACTACGGCAAGGAGTAACGGTAAGATATGGGTATGCGAAAGGAAATAAAAATGAGCGTTCCGACAACAGAAGAAGGCTGGCAACTCGAGATGGAGATTCTCCAGATGCTGGAAGATGGTCTGATTGAGATTTGCGGAGATAACAATAAGGGCGAGCCACTGTTGCGTATCACTGAAAAGGGTCGCCGCATGTATGAGGCTTTGGAGACAGACCAGAACAATGGAGATAAATAAGAAAGCTGCGCCGCAACGCGCTGTTTTAGAAATCTCCCGTACGGGTGGCTGGGGCAAAGTCGTATATGCCCATCGGCTAGAGTGCCGGCATACCGAGTATCGCAAGAGAGCGCTCACGACCAAAAAGATTGCTTGCACTCTTTGTGCAAAGGCAGAAGTCGCCGAGCAGATGGTTAGGGAGTTGATTGCATCTGGTCCAGCTGAGTACGCAGAGCCGGTATGGACAGACGAAATGTTCTCCGACATCGCAACACTGGAAACAGATATAGGCAATCTGCGCGCATCGATGGCCTCTGCGTTACAAGTCAGCGCTGATGCCGTTGACGTTGTTTCTACTCAAACAGACGAGGGAATGGCAATATCGTACGTGGTTGTGTTCTTTGATGCCGAGCAGGCAGGCAGAATCGCAAGGGGCTCACTCGGGCCCGAGTAAATCCTGTTCTTGCTGGATTGTGTATGCGCGCGTTCCTGGTCCGATTGGATTAACCGAAGTGATGTTGATTTCGTGGATGAGCAGATTGCGAATCAACCAGTGAAGAGGGTATGAACGCGGGTCTTTAACATGTTTTTTGCGGAACTCTGCGCAGTAAGCCCGTGCACGAGTTTTGAGGCCTGGAGTAGCCATATTGTCCTCAATGCATCGCTTGACTCCATCCCACCCGTCTTGCGCATATTGCATGATTTGTTTTTCAAGGTCAAACTCAGTCCATAGCCGGCGTTGAGCGTCGATATGTGGGAAGCATTCGTATAGGCGGTCGTAGAACTCTGGCTCAGTTGCGATGACATCACCAATACGTCGAATGGCGACAGCATGGAGAGGAATACCAACCCGTGTATTGCTGCCCGTAAGTGCGGCAAGGTCGTAATACTTGCAGTACTCTGCTCCGTGTTCTTCCGAGATGAACTTCAGCACGTCGTCTGTTGTCCAGTCGTAGATAACTTTGGCGAACCGCAACGGAATATTCTTTTTCATGCGGAAAGGAATAACAATGTAATTCTCATGTAGCTTCTGCACGCAAGAGCGATAACGAATCATCGACTCGTTTGCACGAACACCGGTGATGAACGCGACACGGCCTTTTTTCCCTTGCATTGTGTAGTAGTCGACCGATTCAGGTATTGATTTTGATGGGTCTAATCCGAAATGTTCAGCACGGATTGCCCACGACGGCATTGGTCGTATGAGTCGGTCGTTCTCTTCGCGGAACTTGGACCAAAGCAGACAATACTCACGCCGGCCAAGAACCCAAACCTCAGCGCCGTATGGAAGGCAATACCATTCCATGTCAACCCAGTCGTAGTTGCGAACTTTTTCTACGAACTCGATGACGGCAGGGCTAACCATCTCTTCATCACGGAAGATGACTTTGACTGGCCCTAGTCCGCGCTCTTCATGAATCTCTTTTGCAAGATAAAGAACAGCGGTTGAGTCTTTACCGCCTGAGAACTGGACACAAACAGTGTCGAATGTGTCATAGACATGACGCATTCTTTCACGTGCAGCATCGACGCAGTTCATATCGAGAAAGAGACGCTGACGTGTCAAATGCGATTCTCCAAATCATTTACACGGGCAGTAAGTTCGTTCATAAATTCTGCCGTTAGAACTGAGCCATACTCAAGTTCTGGAATTGGTTCCTTTTTGTCGCGTGCAAAGTCCATAATTGCTTTGGTGGCAAATAACGGTGCGGCTGCAGCAAGAATCGAGCCCTTTGAAAGGAAGTTGCGTCGGTTCATGATGCAACAATAGGCCAAACGTATTCAGCGGCAGGGTTATCTACCCAGCCGAATTGCGAATAGTGTTCAGGGAACTTGCGAAGCAGGTTTGAACGGTGGCTTGAGTGCACGCGGTCGTCTCCCCACCATGATGGTAAGTCTGTGTCGTCTGCGCAGCCAAGAGCAGAAATCTTTTCGCGGCACGTGTCTTTGTATCCAAGAGCAATCCATGCATCGCACATCGCGATACCATAGGCAATCAACCCGCTCTCATGACCAGCCCACATCTTTGTAGCTGGATGATTCTTCCAACCCGCTTTACCGAGACCGGTGAGTGAGTTGAGAATTTGCAATGTCTCGACACGTTGTTTGCCTAAACGGCGATAGTCAAGAACGTTTGCGCTTTGATGGAAGTCTGGATACGGAACGAATGTTTGCATTTCCCCAGCATACCCGTACTGTGTAGACTATGCAAATGAAGAAAAAGCATTACGAGGTTTACGAATTTGACGCTTCCGGAGACGGTACTGATGTTTGGCAGGCTATTTGGGATAAGTCTGAAACAGTAACCATTTACAGAGGTACAAAGTCAGATGAACAAATTTGTGTCACCCGTATGCAAACAATTCACATTGTGCGCGGGAAGAAACGATTCACCGTTAATGAATTCTTGCAACTAGTAGATGACTACATTTCTGAAACTGCACATCTCGAACAGAAGTACAAATAAATAAATTGGGGTGACCCGGGTAAGAAAGGAAAAAAGAACCCGGGTCACCCCAGATTGCGGAGCCGCTCCTAGGTCCGGTCGGAGTAGGAAACGTTCTTGCACAACCTGACAGCATTCTATACACAGGTTGCCCGGTGATAGAGTAAGGGTAAGGAGATTTTTTATGGCACACGAACTTGAAGTAGTTGGCGATAAGGCCAAAATGGCCTACGCCACAGGGGACGGAAGAATGCCCCCATGGCACAGGCTCGGAACGCCGATGTCTGGCCTCCAGACGATGGAAGCAATGCTCGAAGCGGCGGAAGCTGATTACGACGTGATTCTCACCCGTGTCGCAGCCGTTGATGACAATGGGGATTTGATTCGCAACGCAGACGGTTCGGTAGTGATTATTGAGGACAGTCGCGCAACAGTTCGCCAGAACATTGATGGGTCGTTCAACCCACTTGCGACTGTTGGAACGAGATACGAAGTCAGACAAAACCGTGAAGTTCTTGAGCGAGCTCTTGCAGTCGTTGGCGCATCAGAAGGCGATGCTGTAATGGATACTGTTGGTGTTCTTCGGAACGGAGCGCGCTTCTTCGCAACTATCGAGCTTGGTGGTCTCGTGATTGACCCAGCTGGGGTTAATGACAAAATTGCCCGATACCTAGTTGTATCTGCTGGCCACGATGGCATATGGCCAATTCGTTATGCGAATACAGATATCCGTGCTGTTTGCAATAACACCGTTGTCCTTGGTTTGAAGCACGCCCAGCGAGTGTTCACGGCACGCCACACAAGGAATGTCGATGGCGCAATTGAAGACGCACGACGCGTTCTTGATATCTCCGTGCAGTGGGCTGAGTCATTTGCTCGGGAAGCAGAACGAATGCTGTCGATTGGTGCTCCGCTTGGAGGAAAGAAGATTGACGCAGTGATTTCTGCGGTATTCCCTAAGGAACCGACAGAAACGGATAGACAAAGAAATAATCGTGAACAGATGTACGAAATGATTCGCAATATCTACTTGAATGACAGAAACGCTGGTAAGTACGGCTTTAATGGCTGGTCTTTGTACAATGCCATTGTTGAATACATTGATTTTTATCGTTCAAGCGACCCGGTAGCTGGTGCGATAGCAGCTATGGATGAAAATTCATCTGGAACACAAAAAAAGATGATTGCTCACCGCGCGGTGGTATCATAGAATTATGTCGGACGCAGGCGGCCCATTCGAGTGGGATGAAGAAAACGAGCCTGTATTTATTAGCGACGAAGATTTTGACGACCAGCCCGAAGCGATGGCAATAGAAGAGTTCCGCCGGATGATGCTGCATGACAGAATCATTTCTGATTTCGTGAACGAGGCGTGGGAAGTTGGTGGTATAGATACAATCACTGAAGTTCTTAGCCACATTGAGCGCAAAGTTGGATGGCGAACAGAAATACTTGCAACATCAGGCGCTCTAGACGACATAATGCTTTATGAGCACGAAACATTCAACCCGTTGGTCTGGGATTTTTACACTAATTCCGACGAGCATGAACAGCTCATTTATGATGTTGTATATGAATCTGAAATAGCCATGAGAAAGTTTGCACGTCGTCTTGCCGGCAAGGAAACGACAAAGGACCGCTTTAAAGAAGTAGGCCGCAAGCTCGCCAAGAAATTGATGAGATTTTTCGACTAAACCCTTGCATTCTGTTCTCGGTCCTTGTATCTTGATTGCATGAACTCGGGGAACACAAAGAAAAGTAAAGTAAGTCAAGGTAAGCTGGATGTATATTCCGAATTAGAGCTGTTCTTTCCGAAAATCCCTGTTCCGGATTTTCGTGGTGACTGCAAAGGAATGCCAACTGACTGGTGGTTCCCGGAACACGCCCCATCGGGTAACGAAAACGAAAAGTATGAAAGCGCGCGAGCTATCTGCGCTGGGTGCGCGGTTAAGAGTGAATGTTTGGATTTCGCCATCTCGTTTCCGAACTTGCAGGGAATGTGGGGAGGAATGTCTCCACGGCAACGAGTTGCAGAACGTCGCCGACGCTACCGAGCAAGCTTGCGAGTTAAGAAGTAATGCCTTCACAGCAGGTACAAGAAGCGCTTGACCGCTTGGATGGGGTTCATCAATCGTCCCCAACGCAGTGGTATGCGCGCTGCCCATGTCGAACTGATGATGAAAACCCGTCCCTAAGTATTGGTGAGGGCTCTGGTGGTGAACTGTTGATGACCTGTCACTATGGAGACCCGTGCAACTACCAAGAGATTCTCGATTCGCTTGGTGTGAGCGGGAAACAGGTAAGCGTCCGCAAGAAAGAAGTTGATTTAAATAAGTCTGCGTCAAAGAAGCGAACATTGAAAAAGGTGTATCGCTATGAGGACGAACAAGGAAACCTGCTTTACGAAAAGTTGCGTTACGTAACAGAAGATGGAAAGAAGTCATTTAGCCATCGTCGTCCTGACCCGGATAATCCTGGTGAATACATATGGAGCGCAACCGGTGTTCGCAAGGTCCTTTATCGCTTGCCTGAAGTTGTTAGCGCATTAGTTAACGAC